ACATATAAGCCAATTCAAATAAATTATTGGTTTGACGTGCATATTGTAGATATGTTTCTTGGATTTGGTTGTCCAAATAGAAAGACATAACATCACCTACATAAGCAGCCATTTCCATAAACATCATTCCAGGGGATGATGGAGAAAAGTCATTATAGGTTGTAGGGAAATAAGTGCGAGCGTAGTTAATTAAACTCGCTCTTAACTCGGTAAAATCCTTGTTTAAATATTGTATATTACGTCTTACAGCCATTAGTCAAAAGTTATTTGTATTTCATCAGATATAACGGTATCTTGTACTGTATACTTAAGAACTACATTTATAGTATTATAATCGGGGTCTTGAAATATTTCTAAACTAGCTACTATTACGCTAGGAAAATATTGATTAAGTTGAAATTGAATTTTTTCTTTAAGACCCTCTAAATTACCTGTAGTGATTTGTTCAAAAATAAAAGCTCTTAATCCAGCACCAAATGTAGGATTTAAATATCTTTCAGGGGGATCTGTTAAAAAAAAGTTAAGTAAGTTATTTCTAACAGCATCTTTTGTAGTATAAGTAGAATAAAAAACACCTGGAGCATTAAAAGGTATAGAAACACCAACAGCCGTTCCTGGCTTGGTGTCAATTGGAAATATCTTTTGTGCTCCAAATGCCATTATCTACCTCCTTTCATTAGACCCATAATCATATCTAAACCAACATTACCTTCTGGAAGTTTAGTTCCATCCCCCGTAGTGTTCATACCTGGGGTTACTTGTAGAGTATTGGCTGCTATGTTTTGAGTTGTAAAATTAAGAGTATCTTGTCCTCTTCTCATATCACCCATAATACTTTCCATCATAGCTCTTTTATCAGCTGCTGATTTTTGTGGGATTTGAGTGGTAGGAGTGTCAACAGTTACAGGATGCATTTTATAAGTTTCCTGAATTGGAGCTTTAGGAGCACGAACAGCTTCCAAAAGGATATCTTTTAATTCCTCTTGGATAGCTTCTCTAACTGCTTCTTTGATAAATGATTTTAATTCACTTGGTTTCATCTGTTATAAATATTGAATTTAGTAAGCTTTTAAATTATCTCTATCAATAATTAGCTTAAGTTCATCGATTAATGTTTGATTATTTGCTGTAAATGATAACCCGGTTTGGAGCAATGAAACTCCTGATTGGTTAAGAGCTAAAGCTCTTCTACGAGTGACAGTTGGACTAAAAGGTACTTCTTCTATTTGAAAAATAAATCCTTTATAAGAACCATTATTACCACTACTAATTGCGGCTCTATCAACCTCATTTGATACTACTTGTATAACCTCAGATATAGGATCTAGTTGAAGGTTAAGTCCACTATCTTCTAAACATAGGCTAATTAAAGAATCTAGAGACTGTAAAGCTTTAATTATTTTATTGATAATGGCTGATAGAATGCTAAATGGGAGAGAAATACCACTGAATATAGAGGCGTTTTTTTCTACAACTGGTATAACATTATCATCTATAGTTTCTAGATCATTTAATATTGAAGGTACAAATCCAGGCACTGTTGGTAAAAATTTAGCAGCAGCTGAAATTCCAATTTTGGCTAATGTTTCAATTGAGATTATATTTTGTAAAATCCCAATTAAAGTTTGAAGGTTAGTAACACTATTATTTAGAGTGTTTATTTGATTTCCTATAGTATTTAATTGTCCAACTATATTATTTCTCATTTCAACTAACTGTTGAAGTCTTTGAGGACTAGGACAATATTGAGCTTTTAATTGAGCTATAGCTTCTGGACTAGTTGCTTGGTCTTTAGCTTGATTAAATTGATCTAAAGCAAATTCTGAGGCTAAAGAGGTAAGTTTAGGTAGAATAAGTTTAAGAGTCTTTCTACCTAAATCTAAGAATTTTTTACCTAATTTACCAGTACCCTGAGGTTTTAAATTGTCTGGGGTATTGGATTGGATTAAAGCAGGATCTATTTGAGTTAGTTCAATACTCTGTTGAGCTGCTCTTCTATCAGCAGCTCTTTGCAATCTTTGTTCCTCTATTTGTTTAGGAGTAGCCATTATACAGTCTTAACAGAGTTTGATTTTAAACTTTCAAGATTTAACAGTAAATCATTTATATTACTATTAACTAGAGTAGCTGCTGTTCTAGTAGGTTCTAATGGAGCACCTGGAGGTACTCCTACCTGAGCTGATAAGTTAGTTGTTAGAGTAGCTAAATTTTCTAATAATGAAAATAAAAGATCAACAGTAGCATTACCTAATAATACAGGTTCAGTAGCACTTTTAGATCCTAAATAAACTTCACCTGCCTGCAATACTACAGGACCAGTTGTATCAAAATTAACAGACTCAACAGCATTTAAGTTAATAGATTTAGCTGAACTTAAAAGTAAATGGTCTTGAGTAGTATTAAATACTAAGCGTCCTGAATTAAGGATAACTTGTTTTCCAGCGTACTGATTAGGAGATGTTGGTTGTTGTCCATCGGGGTAGCTAAAGTAGTCATTAATACTAGAAACATTAATGGGTAAATTTTGAGTAGAGGTAAGATAAATAGAGGAATCATCTCTATTAATATCTTCTGTTATCCTATCCCAATTAAACTTAGTTTCTACTTGACCTTGACCATTTCTAATAATTGTAATAGGATCACCATTTGAACCAGTTGAAGACCAGTTATTAGTAGATCCAGATACAGTTGAACCATATCTTATACTATTACCAAATCTACCTTCATATATAATATCTCCTTCAAACGCTTTTAGAGGATGTATATTATCTATAATAGGGAAGGTTTTACCTAAATTAATACTTTGAGTAGTATTAGTAACAATTAAATTACTACCTAAATCTACCTCCTGATATGTTTTCTGTTCAGAAGGTGAAGTAGAAGTGTTAGGATTTAAAGCTGAAGGTAAAGCGTTTAAATAATTGTTATTAAAAACATTTATTGGGGGGAAATAGTATAAAGTATTAGCCCCAAATTGCTCTTGAGCTATAATAGTGGGTAGAGCAATCATATACACTATCTCATTAATTAATGGATAGGTTTTAATGTTTGTAAATAAAGGTATTGCTATTGAGCTTAAATTAGCTACATTAGCCGGGACCGCATCTATAAGTTGATACTTTATAAGCCCAATACCAGCTTCACCATAAGTACTATATTCAGAATGGGTATCATCCAGTATAATATCAACTACTCTACCAACAGTAATAAGGCCGCTGACTGCTAACCCTAAGTTAGTTTGATAACTAGTATTAGGATTATTTACAATAACATTACTACCCTCTTGCCCATATTGGTATCCCATTACTCTTCAGATTTAAACTTGTTTATTTCATCAAGTAATTGTTGTTTTTCTTCATCTGAAATACCTAAACCAGCATCAGTTGCTTCACTGTTCATTGCACGTTGTGCTAGGGCTGCCATTTTAATTAATAGGTCATCATTTTTGATGCCCATTTCTAGGTATTCTTTAATTAAGGGAACTAAGAGAGTAGCATCACCTATTTCTTCAATCATAGGTTTTAGTTCATTGATAAGGGCATTTATTTGCTTATCTTTTTTCTTTTGATTGTCATAGATTTCCTCCAATAAATCAGAGAATTTCTTTTTACCAAATACTACTTTTTCAAACTGGCTCATGGTTATAAATATATTTATTTAAACTCTACATAACCGTGTTCTAAATAATATATATAGTTAGATCTGAATATATCGTATAGCTGTCCTGCTATCTTAGTTATTTTTGGGGTTTTAGCGTCTACCTGTTCACGAATGTAGATATATAGCGCTTTCTTATTAAAAACGTCTATACTGTCACGTTTACGGAATAATTCTAGAATAGCATCTGCAATTTGAGCATCCTCATCTTTAGGAAATAACTCAAAAATATTCTCAGTACAATGCTCTGTAAATTTATCTATATAATAAGAAAGTTTATCATCATGAGCATCTTGTAATGTTTCCTCTATCTGGTAAGAATATTTTTCATTCTCATCCAAACCATCAACAGGTGCTTTATCAATTCTTCGCTTATAGTTTCGTGTATTGGATATAATTAGATATCGTTTTGCAATTGTACCAAAATAAGAGTATGCTTTAGCTCCTTTAGTCTGGTCATACAAATGCATTTTAGAGAGGAGGAAGGTAATTACCTCATGCTGAAGGTCTTCAATATTCTCTACTTCTGTATAATAGAATTTGAAAGTATGGATAATATTTTCTGTAAGTTTAAAGAATGGGTAGTGGATATATCTATGATAGATTTTTTCCTTCTCTAAAGGATTAGTTGCTTTATTATATCTTACAATAGCATCCTCTGTTTCTTGAGTGAAGTATTGTACACCTTTTTTCTTTTTAGGGGCTACTTCTTCACTCATAATTTAATATTGTAGGGTCTTAACATATCATTTAACATTTTAAGTCGATCAAAGAAAAACCCCACTTCATCATCACTTTTAAAAGACCCTTTAGCGTCTATTTCATCTATACGCTTAGTCATAAATTCTACTGTACTACCAAGCCCATTGATATAGTCCTGGTATGAGATGATGGCTTCTTGTCCTTTATTTAGTTCATCTTCGTATCGTTCAACTTTTTTAAGAAGGTTAAAGGTCGTGAATC